AGTTGGTTGTCAGCCATATTCATGCTCCTAGAGGAATGCCTTGACGGCAAGCGGGTCACCAGTGACCGCCCCTACCAAATCAAGATCGTTGAAGATTACGACGACGGCCTCTTCTCCATCGTCGGTCTTTACCGTCCAACGGTCGCCGCCGTAACGGGGCACGCGGACGAAGTCACCGACTTCGCACCACGACCCTTCGGGCCACTGTTCCATTGTGTTGCGGTTCTTGAACGCGAGGCTGCCGATGTCGAGGACTTTGGCGACCTGCGTGTTGTAGTGCTCCGTCTCGCGGACGTCGCCCGTCAGGATGATGCCACCCTTCGTCTTCGTCTTGGGCGTACGGATCTGGCACAGGACGCGCGAGCCGAACGGCTTCACGCCTGCGTCACAGGGTGGGAATGCCTCGTCGATGCCGTCGTAACTAAACTCGACGCTGTTTCCATTTATCTGCATGTGTGCTCCTAAAATTCACGTTTGTTGTCCTCCGCGACCGTGTCGATCAGGATTTCCTTGGCCCGCTGCAATCCAGCGTACAGGCCAACGGCGCGTCCATAATCGAACTCGGCTTTGCCGGACGGCCTCTCCAGCGCCTCAACAGCCATCGCTGCCTGTTCTGTCTCAAGGCGTTGGAGGAGGGTCTCTATCCTCATGCTGGTGTCTTGGGCGACTTACCAACGGGAGGCATGATGCCCATTGCCATTTTCTTGTGCATGGGCATGAACTTGTCGCTGGCCTTCGGGCTTTTGCCCTTCGGTGTCGCGGTTGTTGCATTGTTCGCCATAATAAGTTCCTTATGGGTTCGGGTTTATCCCGGTGCCGGTCGACACCGCGATGCGTTCGCCAGACATGATCTCGGCCTGCGCAAGCTGCATGGCTGTCTGATTGTCTTGTGCATTCATGGTCATGCGGGCGTTGAGTTCGGCCGACGTGCGGGCGTCCTCGCGGTCCTGCTTCATCTGCTCAAGCTGCTGCTCGATCTGTAGCTTCTGCGCCTGAAGCTGCATCTCGGCCTGCGTCTGCATCGCGTCGGCCTGCATCTTCTGGCCCTCGATCTGCATGGCCGTCTGGTCCTTCTGGACTTGCATCTGCATCTTCTGCGCGTCCATCTGCATCTGCGCCTGATCGCGCTGCTGCTGTGCCTGTAGCTTCTGGCCTTCGAGCGCGACGCGTGGGTCTGGTGGAACCTGCGGCGCGAACTGCTGCATCATCTGCATGGCCTGCGCAATGACAGGCGGCAGCGATGCGAACACCTCGGTCGCGTCGGCGACAACGGTCTGCGATGCCTCGGCCAACATGCGGTCGAATGCGCGGCGTGCCTCGTCGTCCTTGAGGTTCTTCATGTCCTCGCTAATGTCGATGCCGGACGTGTCCTCGGCCAGCTCAAGCACGGTCGACGCGTACCACAGCGCAAGGTGCTCCTTGATGTGGCCCAGTATCACCGGCAGGTACGACGGCGCGATCAGTTGGCTTGCGCCGAGCGCCGGGTTCGTCATGTACGCAAGGTGCGTCTTGAGGTGGGCGATGTGGTCCTGCTCGGGGAAGGCGACAATCGGTCGGCCCATCGTGGCCGCGACGTTCTCGTTCACCGCGTTCTGCTGCTTCGGCTCCAGCGCCGGGTTGAGCAGCTCCTTCGGGTTCGGCACGCGCAGCGTCTCGAGCAGACGCTCTTCGACCTTACGCTGGTTGTACAGTTGCGGCAGCGCAGCGGCGCGCTGTGACACGGCCTGCACTTGCGCGAAGCGTTGCGCCTCGCTGAAGATCGCGGGGTCGGAGACAGGCACGACATCCATCGGGCCTTCGAAGTCTGCGCGGGTGGCCAGCACTTCGCCGACCTCGTGCTTCACGTCCGCGTCGTCCAGATACATCGCGTTCAGGCGGTGCAGGATGCGCAGCGTGCGCGCCATTGCGCCGTGCAGACGTGCGTGGATCGAGGAGAACACGGTCATGCCCTCTTGGATCAGGGCGAGCGTCGTGCCGACTGGCGCGTTCGGGTTCTGGTCGGCGAGGTTGTCCATCGACGTGCGGACCACGCCCTTGCCTGCGTCGACCACAAAGCCGAGCAGTTGGAACAGGGTCGGCGATGGCGGGTTGAACGGGATCGGCATGGCCAGCTTGCGGACGTCGTCCACGTTGAGGCCACCCTCGATCTCTTCGACCTGCGTCGGCTGGATGTTCAGCGACTGGCCGCCGCGTGTGCCGCCCTTCAGCTTGAGCATCGTCGGCACGTTCTGGATGTGCGCGCTGTCCATCAGTGCACGCAGCGCACCGGTCGCGGCAGCGGATAGGCCGCCGATCATGTGCGGCAGGCCGATTGGGTAGGCACCGCGCCACGGGATGAACGGGAACTCGACGAACCAGTCTAGCGGCTCGCGGCTTTCGTCCTCTTCGTCCCAGTTGCGGTAGATGCTGAGCACCTTGCTCGATGGCTTGTCGATGGTGATGATGTACGGCGCGTTGCCGTCACCCTCGACGTCGGCGATGGCGTGGCATTCGAACACGGTGCGCAGGCCATCCTCGTTGTAGCTGGTGTCGCTGCGGCCCTCGATCTTGTCGTTCGCCACGTCGGCGGCCGAGCGCTCAGGCTCTTGACCGGCTGGCGTCAGGTCGACGTCGCGGTACATGCCGCTCTCGACGCGCTGCTCATAGTCGAGCTGCGTCAGGTACTGCACGTGCGTCTTGCGCTGCGCGGTGTAGAAGTTGGTCGCCGCGAAGGGCAGGTACATGTCGTCGATCATGACGGCAAGGAAGCCGGGGCGGTTGCGCGCCTCGTCCCACGACATCTTGAGGTACTGCGCGCCGCCGAGCGGCACCTGCGTCAGTAGCTGCTCCAGCTCGGAGCGGAACTCTTGGCTCTGGACGGTGAGCTGCCAGTTCATCAGCGACGTCTTGCGCTTCGCCTTCTGGATTTTCTTCATCGTGACTTCGCCCTCGATCAAGTCCTTTGCCGGACCCTGCGGGGGTAGAAGCTCTTTGACGGCGCGCGATGCGAAGTCGATGCACGCCTCGGTCATCATCGGGTGCACGACCTTCGATGCGCCGTTGAACTGCGCGCCGCCGGGGGCGTCGTCGCCCAGACCGGTGCGGCGGATGCCCTCCTCGTACTGCTCGTCGCGCTTCTTGCGCGCCTCTTTGTCGCGGCTGATCAGTTCGAGGAACTTCGACGCCAGAGCTTTTAGTTCCGGTTCGGGCATAGTTTCTGCGAGGTTGTCGTAGAAGCTGCTCTCGCCTGCGGCCGGGCCGTTCTCTTCGAGCGTGACGATAGCGCCACCGTCCTCGGTGTCCTCGACGTCGCTGACGTCCTCGCCATCGAACTCAACCATCTCGCCTTCGAGAGTTTCTTCGTCTTCGATCATTGCCTAATCCTTATTGCCCGTCCCGTGGGGCTTTACCATGATTTTCGGAAAAACCAAACCCACGTTCGCTCTGGTGTCTTGCGTTTAACGCGTCCTCAAAAGTTTTGTGGTATGTTGTTCGGCCTTTTGGGCCAACATAGGCCATCCACAGCCCGCTGTGTTTGTGAAAGGAAACGCCCGTAGCGCCTGACGTATTGGAGCGGTACGCGCTCTTGTTCTTCATGTTTTCTGCGTGGGGTACATCGCGTAGGTTTGTAATTCGGTTGTCCGCCTTGTCGCGGTTCACGTGATCTATATTGTGTTCAGGCCAAGCGCCGTGATGGAGCGCCCAAGCAACTCGGTGCGCGTATAGCAGTTTGCCCCCCACGCCTCCTCGAAGATACCCGATGGGTGCGCGATTGGCCATCCGGGCACGGCCCGTTTTGGCGCAAACAATCGTCCCTGTTTCGGGGTCGTATTTCAAGCGTTGACGGAGGTAGTCTACGGAAGGTATGTCGCAATCAGCCATGTGCAGCAGTCCTTTTGCTGGTGTGGTTAGGGCCGGTGTTGCTGCGCAAACAGCACCCGGCCTGATTGTTGTATCACAAAGCATAAGGATTTGGAACCATCTTCGGCGGTGGTTTGTCTATCTCTTGCCGCTTGTCGACGAGAGTGCCGAGCATGCCCTTGTCCATCATCAGGCGCATGGCCTGCGTCGTGCTGTCCACGAAGTCGTCGTGCTTGATGCTCCCCTTGCCGGTGAAGCTGCATAGCTGCGCCACCAGCGGGTCGGCCCAGACGCGCGCCTTGCCGGGGAACTTGTCGCTCTCCGGCAGGAACACCCTGCGCCGTGCGAACACGGGACTGACCACGTGCAGGCGCGCCAGCTTGTCTGCCCGACCGGGGTTGTAGGCGTGCGCCAGTATCCCCTCGCGTTCGAGCATCTGTCTCAAGCTGATGCCGCTCCCCTTGTCCTCGATCAGTAGGATGTCTGGCTTGCGCCCAGATGTCAGCGGCTTCGTGCTGCCGAACATGGGCTTGATCAACGCGACGTCCTGATCGTCGCCGTACGCCGTGTTCATCTCTTTCTTCACGCGCTTGATCAGGTCGGGCATGCCGAGCTGCTCCTGCCAGCAGTCGAGCAGCAGGGCGTAGCCCTTGCTGTCGTGTTGGAACACACCCCAGACGCTGCACGCCGTGTAGTCGGCGTCGCCGCTCTTCGTGTCGCGTGTCGCCTCGGTGAAGGCGGTGTCC